CTCGGCTTTGCGCCAGCTTGAGCTTCTGATTGACCGGCAGGATGTCGACGGCATCATGACCCTACTGGGTATAGACCCGTCGGCATTTATCGGCATCACCGATTCGCTGCGCTCTGACTACCAGTTAGCTGGCCGCATGGCTGCTGAGGTTCTGACACCCGTCCCTGTTCCGGGAATTGGCGCAGTCGCGTTCCGGTTTGATATGGCCGCGCCTGCCGCCACCACGTGGATTGCCACGACATCATCCAAGCTGGTGGTTGAGATTATCGACGACCAGCGCACGCTAATCAGAGAGCACCTATCCCGCACAACCGCCGCTGGCATCAATCCAAGACAGGCCGCTGTTCAGCTTGTAGGTGCCATTGACCGCACAACCGGCAAACGCACTGGCGGCATCGTCGGGCTGACATCACAGCAGGCCGGGTGGATGTCAAAGGCGGAACAGGAGCTGATCAATCTCGATTCAAATTATTTTACCCGCAAGCTTAGGGATAAGCGGTTTGATTCCACCGTCCGCAAGGCCATCGCTGATGAAAAGCCCCTGACGAAAAAGCAGATCAGCGGAATCATGCGCTCACTGGAAAACCGGACTCTGAAATACAGGGGCGACAATATCGCACGAACCGAAGCTATTAATGGCCTGAGAGCCGGGCAGGCTGAATCCATCAGGCAAGCCGTGGTCAAGGGTGAGCTGGAGCCGCAGGATGTCACGAAGGAGTGGGATGCCACAGGCGATGAAGACACGCGCCCAGACCACGAAGCCGCGAATGGCCAGCGTCAGTTGCTTCAGAACCCGTTTGAAATCAGGGGTGCCCGCATGATGTATCCTGGTGATTCGTCGCTGGGAGCGCCGGGCAGTCAGACCATTAAATGCCGCTGCCGCGCAGATTACCGCGTTGATTTTGTCGGGCGTGCAGTGCGACTGGAGGGCTGGCGATGAGCGGTACACCGGAAGAGTTCCAAGCCGACATTGATTCATTCATTCAGCGCAGTGAACGCCTAATGACTGCTGTAGTGCAGAAGTCAGCAGAAGAGACAGCTCGAATCGCCCAGAAGCCCAAAGCTCGTGGTGGCCGTATGCCGGTCGATACCGGGTTTCTGCGCAATTCGCTGACCGCTCATATCGGTGCGATTCCGTCAGGTCGCGATGTGGCACCTGAGGGCTACCAACAAACGAGCTGGGCCAGCAATGCCGTGATACTGACAATCAACAACATGGAGCTTGGTGACATTATTTATCTGGGCTGGACGGCCCACTACGCGCTCCACCAGGAAAACAAGAATTCGTTCATGAGAACAGCGGCGCAGCAGTGGCGGCAGACAGTTGACATGGTCGTTCGTGACGCACGGGAGAGATTCGGATAATGCCAACCAATTCAGAAATAAAGCGGGCAATTTACACGCAAGCGAAAGCATTTGCTGATGGATTGGGATTTCAATTGTCCTACCCCGGCCAGCCATTCACGCCGCCAGATTCAGGGCAGTGGCTTGAATTGATGTACGCACCGAATGACTACGACCCGTATCTATCGGAGCAGGAGGACATAAAGCGCGGATTGTTTATCATTAACTGCTGCGCCCGTGTCGGGCCAAGCTCTGCTTTTGATATGGCTACCACTGCTGATGATGCGAAGGCGTATTGGCCGAAACGCACACTGATAGTCAGCGACTTGCGAACAAGTAAGACACCGTATGAATCAACTATGATTGACTATCCAGACCGGGTTAAAATACCCGTAACCATCGAATACGAGGAATGACAAATGCCATCAAATATCGGCACTGAGGTTTATATCTCTTCAGCCCTTCCGGCGACCGACGACCAAGCGGGCTATGAGGCCCTGACGTGGACAGAAGTTGGCGGCGTCCTGACATTTGGCGAAGTCGGGTCAACTACCTCAGAAGTGTCCTACGACCTCCTTAAGAGCGGGCTGACAATCACAGAAAAAGGGCCAACTCAATACGGCAAGCCGGTTCTGACATACGTCAAGCGCCCTGGTGACACCGGCCAAGCCGCTGTGGTTGCTGCTGCTGAAGCATCAAATAATGCTGATGTCGCGCTAAAGGTCGTTCGCCCTGATGGTGAAATTGAGTACTTTCAAGCCAATGTGATGGGTGACAAATACTCAGAGGCCAATCCGACAAGCGCGCGCAGCAAAACCCACAACGTGGCAATCAACAGCAAGCCGGTGGTTGTGTAATGGACTTGTCGCAGCTTGCCACTCCTGATGAGTGGATTACCCCAGAACACCCAGAGCATGGCGACGTTGGTATTAAGTTCCGGGTTCGCCAGCCCGGAACCCCTGCGCATTCAGCAGCAAAAACCGCTTCAATGCGCGAGATGATTGAATCAAAATCAACACCAACCGTGGATTTGGCCGTCACTGAATGTGAGGCACTGATTACCGGGTGGTCTGGCGTGGTTCTTGACGGAAACGAACTGGAGTTCTCTGCTGAATCTGCTGCCGAGGTTTTGCGCAATCCCGGCATGACATGGATGCAACCCTGCTTTTTTGAGTACCTGTCGAAAAAAAAGCACTATATGAAACGGCTGTCCGAAGATTTGCAGCGTATGCGGGATGCCAAGGATACCTTGCAGCAATCCCAGACGGCGGAACCCGACCCAGACGAGAAATAACTAATCTCAGGGCTGACGACGCTGGGCCGCTGCGCCACCTAAATCAGTATGTTGGGCAGTTACTGGCAGGTGGTGCTCAGGCTGTTTCGTGGCAGGAATTGAGGGCATGGATGCTAGCCACAAACACGCACCTTGCACCGCATGAGTGTGAGGCTCTGATAGCTGGCACAGCAGCATGGATTAGCGAAAACCGGCGCGGAACAAAGCCTGATGCCGCACCAACCGACGAACAATTAGAGGCTTTTTATGACTGACTTAGCACGCCTCGGATTCCGAATTGACTCCAGCCAAGTGGCTGCCGCTCGTGATGACCTGCGCGAGATGGGCGCTGCTGCTGGTCGTGCCGGTAAAGCCGTTGCCACTGCCGCTGCCGTTGCCGCTGCTGGTGCGGTTGCGCTGGTTCGTTCGGTGGCTGATGCAGAGCGCGAGCTGGTAAATGCTGCGCGGGTAGCAAAAGCAACTCGCAACGAGCTGGCTGGTTACGCCTACGCGACAAAATCATTCGGCATCGAGATGGAGGATTTCGCCGACATATCCAAGGACGTGCAAGACCGCCTGGGTGATTTCATCGCTAACGAGGCTGGTGAGTTCGCGGACTTTTTCGATAACATCGCCCCGCAAGTCGGACTGACGACCGAAATGCTTCAGGAGATGTCGGGTCCTGACGCTCTGATTGCGGTAAAGGACGCGCTCGACCAGACCAATACATCAGCCGCCGAGCAGGTTTTTTATCTGGAGTCGCTGGGTTCTGAGGCATCTCGACTGATGCCGCTGCTCAGAGACAACGGCAAGCTAATGAAGCAGCAGGCTGAAGAGGCCTTCCGTCTTGGCGTCGCTCTTAGTGACATCGACTCGCAAAAGCTGCTTGACGCTGGAGCGGCATCAAAACGCGTTGACACTGTAATATCAGGATTGACAAAGCGCCTTGCTGTCGAGTTGGCCCCTGCTGTGACTGCTGTCAGTACTCAGCTTGCCGACCTGTTCGCCAGTGGGGCGGCTGAAACATACTTCGACGGATACTCAGCCCAGTTCGCCGGGTTTCTGTCCGACATCGAATTTACCGCCGATATGTTCGCGCGGGAAATAGACCAAGCGTCAGTAGAGGTGACCGACTCGATAGATTTTATCGTCGATGCCTTTGAGAAAATGCCGTCAAATATCAGGGCAGCAATCCAGATTGCTACAGTCGAGGCGGCGTCATTCGTAGACCGGGAAATCGCGCAATTCACAAGTTTTGTCGATGCCCTGAACCCATTTGCTGATGACGTTGAAGATATCGCCAAAAAGCTGGAGCGCATTGAGTCTGTTCGGGTTGCGTCACTGTCCAGCATCCTTGCGGAAAATGAGGCAGCAACGGATTCTTTTGATGAGCAAAAAGAAAAAGCGGTCTCGCTCTATGATCAATACGTCCTCATGCGCCAAGAGCGTGAAGCAGCAATGGCTGCTATCGAGCCGACGGAATCAGGCAGTGGCGGTGTAGCGCCGACAACCCCAGACCAAGCGGCTATCGACGCAGCAAAAGCAGCGCAAGACGAATACCAGCAAATGCTATCTGATGACTTAAGGTCAATGATGTCAGTTAGTGAGATTGCAGCTCAAGACTTAGATGACAGACTTGAGCGACTAAAAGCATTCAGAGAGCAAGACCTGATTAGCAACGAGCAATGGCTATCAGGCAAGGAAGCTGCAGAAGCCCGCTATTCGTCGGCTATCGCACTGATTGAAGAAGACCTGAACCAAAAGCGCCTTGAAGCCAATCAGGTCCAAGTCCAAACCACTGCCGACATATTCGGACAGCTCGCCCAGATTGCACAAGCTGGCGGCGCGAAGCAATTCACGCTTTGGAAGCGGATGGCGCAGGCTCAGGCGGCTGTATCGGCTGCATTGGCTGTATCAAATGCACTGGCATCAGCGCCACCGCCGTTGAATTTCGTTGCTGCTGGCGTAACCGGTGCCGCAGCCGCTGTCCAGATTGCCCAGATTGAGCAGCAGCAGTTTCAGGGCAGCTATGAAGGCGGCGGCTTCACAGGTTACGGCTCTCGATCTGGCGGCATTGATGGGCGGGGCGGGTTTGCTGCAATCTTGCACCCGAACGAAACCGTCGTTGATCATCAGGCATCTAACACGCCAGTCATGGGGCAGGCAAAAACAGAGATTGTCGTAAACAACAACGCCCCCGGAGTGCGCATTGACACCCGTCAGGTTGGCGCAAAACAGGTAATTGACGTGGTGGCGGCTGACATAGCAAGCGGCGGCAGCACATGGGGAGCGCTGGCCTCTGCTGGCGGACTACGGAGGCGCGGGCGATGACGCACGCTTGGTTTGATGACACGGTAACCCCGACTATCGACTACAGCGCAGAGCACATGCCGCGCTCCGTCGTAGTGCCAAAAATAACGGGGCGCAACCGGACGCGGCGACTGTACCAGACGACCCCTGTTTTTATCACTGCCCAGATTATTTGTGACGACGGGCAGGCCGCGCTGTTTGAATCATGGTTCCGGTCTGGTTCTGGTGCAGATAACGGCGATGCCTGGTTTGCCTTCCCGTCCAGATTACCCCAAGGGCAGGATGGGCGCAGCGCTCGATTTACTGGCACGTACACTGGCCCTATTCCTGTTTCTGGTTCCAATAGCCGGTGGTCGTTTCGGTTGCCGCTCGAACTGAGGAATCCCCCGTAATGTCTAACCCGTGGTTTGATAGTTCCGTCGGCGTTACTACCGACTACTCCAGCGGCATCAAGGATGTGCTAATCCGCTCACAGAGCGACAATGGCCGCGCACGGAATCGAGCGGCATACCCCGAGTCACCCGCTGTCATTGATGCCCAGATAGTGTGCACGCCAGCTCAGGCGGTGGCTTTTGAGGATTGGTATTACTCATCATCGGGCGCGGATAACGGCAGTGTACTGGTTGAATTCCCCTCACGGCTACCGACCGGGCAGAGCACCCGTGAGGGGTTTATTCGCGGCGGATTCACAGGCCCGGACACGCTGGGCGGTGGCCAGAGCTGGACATACCGATTTTCAATCGAGCTAATCGACCGGCCATCATTTACCGGCGACTGGTTCGATCACTGGCCCGAAGGCGTGCGCTATGCCGCGATATTTGACCAGGCTGTTAATTTGGAGTGGCCCGAAGAATGACAATCGAGAGATACAGGGCATCAGGCGGCGGGGAGTTTGTACTTGATGCCATCACGCTATCTGATGGCGTAACAACTCTGGGATACTGCCCTCAGTTTGAAGACTTTTCGACCCCGCAGGCTGGCCAGCTCTACGGAATCGCTATGGATGTGGTGGAGCCGTCACGCAACCCGCAGGGTGCACAGTCAATATCCGTGAGCATTGACAACACGACCGGGGAGATTAGCCGGTTTTTTATTGATGCCGCGCGAAACAATCGCCCTGTAACGATGACATACCGACAGTACCTGAGTACTGATTTAACGACCGAAGCCGAAGGTCCGTTTGTTTTTGATGTCAAAAAAACCGACTTTGACGCCGTAGAGGCAGTTATAACAGCCAGTTATTTTGATGTCCTCGGGACGGCATGGCCCCGCTATCAGTTTAATCTCAATGATCACCCCGGCATCAGGTATCTGTAATGGCCAATATTTTACAAGCGGCATTCGGCCTCACCCTCATTCCTCAAGCTCTGGATGCCATCGGGCGGTTTTTGACGCCAGGCATACCTGCAGGGCAGGAGGCGGGTAAATCCCTGTCACGCGCCGAAGCATCAGCCAACACGGCCAAACTAGGCCAGCCGGTGCGGGAGGCGTTCGGAACTAACGAAATATTTCCTGACTTGCTCAACCAGCCCCGCGCCCGGTTTGTCGACAAGCGGGAGGAGGAAACAAGCTATTTCTTGTGCGTCGGGATGGGTGAATGCGAAATAGCAACCCGCCGAATCGGACAAACCCCGTTTGCAGTGTATGGGGCATCATCCACGACATACGCACCCGGCGCTGATGTGTCTGGTGACAGTCGTTCAGAATGCTGGTACCAGGCTCCCGAAGTGGGCGGCAGCCAGGGTAGTGCAGGCCTCAATCTCGGCAACACGAAACCCTCTGGCTCGTCCGTAATCGCCGAAACAGTCACATTTAGCGGCAATACCGCCACAGTCAATGGCGACATAGCAGAGATACCCGCGAGCTGGCAGACGGGTACAATCATCAATATCAGAGCACCGATTGATGCAACAGTAACCGTGGCGACCCGGAGTGTGTTTTCAGGGGATTGGCAGGACGTAGAGCCATTCATCGGAATGAAAGTGACAGTATCGACCCCAGACCAGGATTTTTCTCTTGTCGTCAGTTCATGGACTGACAACTCAGGCACTGGCGATCTGCTGGAGTTTGATGACGATTCCGGCAGCCCGTTTACCGGCCTGGCTGCTGGCAGTTATCGGGTGTCAATCGCGTATCGTGGCTATCAGTATGCCATCACCGGCGTTACGGCCAGCACCGTAACTTTTAACCGCCTGACTGATACCGGTGCTGTGGATTCTGGCTGGATTGGGTTTACCAGTCGCACGGTGTCAGATTACGAGGTTTCAAGCGACTCAGCACCGTCCGAAGGGTGGTTCGGGCCTTTTTACGCAGTGCCAGAAGACGAAACAACCGACACTATCGAGCTGGATTTTTTGTTTAATGGCCTGATTCAGTACGACAAAGATGACGGCGACAAACATTCACTGACCCGAACGGCTGTGGTTCAGTGGCGTGTATCTGGCGGGAGCTGGACAGAAGTACAGTATCCATTCACGGAAAAAACCCCGGACACAATCGGATTTACCCGCGCCATTGACCTTGGTTCGCAACTCCGGCCACAAGTCCGGGTTCGCCAGCTTGAAGCACCGGGCGACACATCATACAAGACCAAGGTTGGTAAAATGCAATGGCTGAGACTGAAGGCAAAGTTTCCGTACCGGCCCACATCGTATGCGGGCATGACGACAATGGCCGTCACGCTGCCCTCTGGTGACAAATTAGCGCAGGCCGCAAGCAATCAAATCAACGTCATTGCAACCCGGATACTTGGAGGCTCACCCACCAGCTCGGTAATTGATGCAATCCGGCGAGTGCAGGAGTCGTCGGAAATGCCCGCTTCACAGGTGGATTACACGGCCCTGCAATCGCTTCAGGATGATTTTTACACCCCGCGCGGCGATGGCTTTGATTTTGTTTTTTCGGATGATGGGACAGTCTCCGACACGATGCAAACCATTATGTCAGCAGTGATGTCGTCAGTCATTCCCGATGGTGCAAAAATCAGCTTTGACCGTGAGGGTGTGCGCACTGATGATAGTGCTGCCCAGATAACCCCTGAGGACATGACAGCACAACTGCAGGTATTAGTGACACTCTCTCAGGAGGACGTTTTTAACGGCGTCGACGTCAAATATACCGATCCAGGCTCAAACAAAACAGAGACCGTGGAATGCAGATTGCCCGGAGTTGCCGCCACCAGGATTGAAAAAATCGAGGCAAGAGGCGTGCGCAGCAGAACCAGAGCTTGGCGCATTGGCATGCGCCAACTGAGGAAAAACCTATACCAACGCCTGACGCTGGACTGTGAAACAGAGCTTGATGCTCGCAATTATCGCTATATGCAACGGGCGTTTTTTATGGATGATATACCAGGCAATGGTCAGACAGCGCTTGTGGTTGGCTACTCTCAGGCTGGTGGTGTGGCAACGCTTGAGCTTGACAGGGCGCTTGACTGGTCTGGACTGTCCGCGCCCCGTGCCCTAGTGCGAGACCATGAAGGGCAGTCCACTGGCGTGCTGGCACCAGCCCGAATAACAGACAGATCTCTGACTGTGCCTCAGGCATCACTCGGATTTACCCCTGTGACAGATTGGAGCATAGAGCCATGCCGTCTGACACTGTGCGAGAGCACGCGCACGGGTTACGACATGTCGATAGTCCAGATAAACCCCGACGATCGATTAAAAACGACGATTAAGGCTGTAGAATACAGCGATGACTATTATCAAGATGACGACAATTCGCCGGAGTAAATCACGATGACCAGATACAATACCGGCAACCCGGTGCCATCAGCCGACCCGCGCGACGCGAGCGACAATGCCAATGTTTTTGATGAGTTTGTAAACTCAGACTCTCAATCCACAAGCAATAGACTAGGGCAATCGCGCCGTACGATATCTGGGCTCGAGTCGGAAATTCAGGCGCGAATTGACAGCGCCCTTGCAAATTACGCAACATTGACGAATCGAGGCGACTGGACTACGTCGACGGCATATAACGAGGGCGATCTCTGGCGTAATGTCGACACGTGGTATCTGGTGCCAGCTAGTTACACATCAGGAGCTAGTGCGGCTGCCGATATTGCAAATGGCGACGCGATCGAATACACAAACGTTAATCGGGTGCAAAACGTCGTCAGCACATCTGACATGCAACTTGTCCCCGTCATATATAATTCCCAGAGTGTCTATTTGTCCGATGGCGTCAGGTCTGGCGGGTTTTCTTGGGATGACTCTGACCTGTCAGACTATGTGTCCATCGATGCGTTCCAGGGGGTTTACGTTGCCCCATCTTCAGATCCAACCGGGGCTTCTGGTTGCTGGGTTCGTGACAGTATTAAAAACTACATATCGACAAATATGTTCGGAGTACCTGCCGACGGATCAAATGGAAATATTAGAATACAGGCAGCATATGCCCTTTCCGTCTTCATGGATGTTGCCTTTAAATATGACGCTGGCTCATATCTGCAGGATACGCTATACAGAAAAAACAGCCTGCCAATTCTTTCTTCGGGAAAAACGAACACAATAATCAGAGGCCTTCCTGGTAAAGATGTGTTCTCGTGGGATAATTCAGCATCGCGCGAGCGAGTTGTAACGGGCGCTGAAATAGAACCAATGACAATATTTGTTGATGGGTCTACAGATACGAGAGACACGATATATGCAGACCGTTGTAATTATTCCGGTGACAATATCGGTCCTATTGCGATATCACGGGGAGACCCTGATCTTGTAATCGACAACGGGATATTAAATAACAGCATCGGTGGATGCAGAATACAATCAGTTGCTGATGCAACAGGCACGGCGGCAACAAACTGTATTCATAACGGCACAAATATCGAAAATGGCCTTGATGTTCAAAGTTTAGATTTTGGCATATTTGACCCTGTATATGGGTGTCGGCGCGTATCGTCTGTATCTTCCGATACCATCACCATTGACGCCGCGAAATTGGCGGAAATAAGGACTCGACAAGACAACCCGTTGGCGATTGGCGATTCAGTATGTCTGATATTTAACGTAAATGATAATCCAGCGGAAACGGAAAGGCCTAATACTCGCTATTTAATATCGGCAATAACACCAACCACAATCACAGTTACGACAGTTACGGGGGATCCGATAGTATTCTCCACTAGCCCTTCCCCGTGCTGGCTGGTTCCATCTGGTGCTGAAGGTGCTGAGGCGGGTGCAGATGGGGCTGTTTTTAATGCACCCAAGCTGACGACGAATAAAAACGGCTTCTCGTTCATGGATGCTATTGATATGAAATGGATAGCGCCTCGCCATTTTTATAGACAGCATTTTGGCGATCTTTTGAATGGCGAATATTTTGGAGATAATATTGCTAGAGCTGCGGGATTAAGGAACAAGCTTGGCCCTATGTATTGTGAGGGGCCATTCGACAATTCATATTCAAACAAATCGACTGCGCGACTTGAGAACAACAATTGCGAGCTTGATGGCTTGTGGATAGCAAACCTTTCAAATGTAGATAATATCCACATTGACTTGTCGGGGTCTAATTGCGTTGCGAATCGAGGGTTGTTTTTCGGTGGCCTAAGGATAACCGGGGATAACAATGAGATTTCCGGCGCTGTGTTATCCCCCTCTGTTGTGGACGATCAGGGTGTTGAAAACGTATTCATACAAACTGATGATCCGGGTACAAGCTCAACACTGACCGGGACATTTCCAAGTCAACTGACAGGCCTGCTTAATGACAAACTTGTTAATTCGATTGGTTCGCTTGGAAAGGGAGACATTGACAATATAAGCCGTTGGACTCCCAAATCCTATTCCAATCAAGGCGGAGGTGTTTCGATATCGACAGACCCGACAGCGGATTATTCACAGCATATCAGGTCTGATTCGGAGTCTGCGCTATTTGCAACCAGGAGGGTCAACGGCCAGCCAATTAAAACCGGAGTTAATATCGCGGCTGATTTAGTAGTGCTGACTGCAAGAGTAAGGTCAAACACTGCAACGACTGCAGCAATTGGCGTGCAATCCATTGGTGGTAATACGGTGCCTTACCAGCAATCCAGCCCTGTCTCTGTTAATCCAGGGGAGTGGGTAGAGCTTAATATTGTTGCTGATTTATCAGCTGCAACATATGATAGTGAACTGCAGATAAATATTATATTTGCAGCGCCTGGCATTATCGATCTCAACTGGATTAAATCGGTGCAGATGCTAAAGGCGGTTTCTGGAGATAAAATAGTAACTCATCGAGTCATAGCCTTAAGCCCTGATGGGACGCTATACGAACTAACCCCGCCGAACGGCGGCGGGGCTGCTGCATGGGTGGCATATAGCAACTGACTGAAGCTAGCGATGCCCAGTCCCGTAGCCTCCGCCTGGGTGCCCTTGTGGTGCCTGTGGTGGTTGCTGGGCGTACTGCTGCTGTGGCTGTTGCGCTGGTGGTTGCTGGCATCCGCCTTGCGTTGGTTGTTGCTGTGGTGCCGGTTGTTGCCCTTGCTCCTGCTGTTCGTAGGCGTTGAATTTCGTCACACCGTGCGGCCCCCATAGCTCGCCAAATTGATAAACTGAACCATCATCCCCCTGCATTGTTACCAGCTCGCCGATTGTGCGATAGCGGTTTTTTTGCTGGCCAGTCTGGCGGTCTTGATACGTGCCGGTGACCACGGTGATGTTTTCTTTTTTGAGAACTTGTCCCATTTCTTACTCCAGCATTGCGCCCCGCCATGCAGGGCTTTGGTTGAATTACTTGATCAATTCGACTTTTGATTTTACCAGTTCGGCGAATGCCAGAACCCGCTCTGATAGCGTTTTGATGTAATCATCATCACGATGCACTCGGACGACGAAAAGACGCGCTTTGCTGTCTTGCGGTATGCGCGGGTCAAAGCTCACGAAGTCGCACCAGTCGCGCTCTGCAAGCCAGAGATTGCCTTGCACTTGCGGCATGTGCTCCTTCGGCATTTCGCCATGGAGGACGGTCTTTAGATGCACTGCCGGGTTGTATGGGCACTTGATTTCAATAGCCCCGTCGTCGCCAACAAAACCATCGGACGAAGCGCCAATCAGGCCATTTTCATGAATCACAATGCCAGTCTCGACAACATCAACCCCACGGGTCAGCTCATACTCAAGCCGTGCCAGAGGCTCGTTCTCGTGACCCCAGTCCAGTGATGCCGCGCTTGCGCTTCGATGTTCTCCGGTCAGCGTCTCGGCCACCAACTCGCAAAGGTATGACATGGCAACTTCCGACAGCTTTCCCGCCTCCTGGTCTTTCTTGGCTCGCGGCTGCGTCAGAACATCTCTGAACCGGCTGGCAGTAACGAGACCCAGACGGGCCTCGTGCCATTCTTGCGAGCCTTGGGCGACGTCAAGAATCTGCATCGCCAGCACCCTTGGTCTTCTTGAGCATTGAAATCAGGTCTGCCGCCGCCTTTTTGCCAATCTGGCTAAACTCAAACTCAGAGCCGGGAGGCCACCCTAGTGACAGACACAATTGCTTTTTGACCTTGGCCTCATCAACGCCCTTTTCATCAATTAGCCGCATGATCTCAAGAGCCTGAGAGCTATCCGTCGGCTCGTTAGCCTGCTGCCCTGCCATACGCCCATCATGGTCAGGGTCGGCGGTCACGATGCCGAACGCACCACATAGAGCGTAACGGCGCAGGTATGTCACTGCTGACCCAATGGCTTGGATGGTGCTTTTCTTGCCGCCGTCGTCTGCCGGTGCTTCCACCGTGGTTCTTTCGGCATGGCCGCTTGCATGAGTGGCAATGCAGGTCACAGAAATAATCCCATCACCCTGTTTTTGCTCAAACCGGTACATCAAGCCTAACTCTGACATGAGCTGTTTGGTCTGGGCGATAATGTCGCCAATGGGCGCGTAGGTGTAATTGTGCCCCTGCTTCATGGCCTTAATAACGGGGCATTGCATCTGGAACTGGCCCATGGCGTTAATGAACGCCTTCTCGGCCTCTCTGGCATTCCAGCGCTCCTCCAGAGCCATCATTCGTTCCAGCTTTTCAATGTCGGCATCTGGAGACATCACAACTTGATGAATCATCTGCATCGGCGACGCCGGTACTTGCGCCGCCTGCTCTGCTTGTTTCGTTAAATTATTGCCTGTCATCATCCCACCCCTTAAATAATGTCGCTGTCTTCGTTTGCATCAACCGCCGCGCGCGCGGCCTGCCCTACATAACCCTCAAGCATCGCCTGTATTTCGGCGTCCTTTACGATGTACTTCTTCAGTAGTCTGGCCATTGCAAAAACCTCTTGCTCTTCGACGTTCTGAAAGAAGGCATCCACCGCCTTTTCCAGAGTCACGCCATCCACAGCATGGCCAGCCAGCACCAGAGCCGTGATGCGGTCGGCCTGGTCTGCGCGGTATTCTTCGACCTGCTCAGCCTGTTCGCGGTCGAACAATATTCCTTCTTCGTTTTTCATCTTTCGCCTGTCCTTTTTCCTGTTGATTTGTCTGCATAGTACATATATAGTTTTAACAAATCAACAGAAAGCGAGACGAAAAATGGAAATAAACACAGGTCTGGCATACCGCCGAATGGCCGAAAAACACGGTCAAACACAGAGGCAGGTTGCTGGCATTTGCGCAGTGTCAGCGCAAACCGCAAACCGCTGGTTTATGCGCAAAAATCAAAGCATTGCTCTCGCAAGTGACAACTGCAAAAAGCTGGGATGGGATTTTCTGGAGTTTATGGAATATGCAACGGGGAGGAAATCATGACCTTCTGGGGTGCCTTGTTGCTAACGGCCCTTATTTTTGCTGCTCAATTAGTGGTCGTGATGATTTATAAAATATGCAAAGAGGGATGCGAAGATGGGTGGGATTGAATATTTTTTCGCTGGCTGGATAACCGCACTGGTAATGATTGTTGGCGTCTCAATAGTGGGCGGCCTAATTGCCGCTCGCTTCATAATCACAGGAAGAGGTAAGAAAAATGCAAAATCATGACATCAAGGCGCTGGCTCTGGTTAACGGACTTGCTCTAATGCCGAAACAGTCAGGCGATAATGATTTAGACAAGAACATCTACAACTTCGCCGAGGACATTGCTGAGCTGGCCACTGAACTGAAGGCCGAAAATCACGAAAAAGAAGTTGCCGGGCTGCTGCAGAAAATCGACGACATAGGCCGCCAGTGGGACGGTTGCAGTGCAGAAGTGATGCGTCTGCAAACGCGAGTAAGGCGTCTGGAGCATCAACTCAAGGTTTGCGCACTGGCATTGCAGATGGCCTCTGACCAGACCGCACAGGGCAACCCAATTCTGTCACAGCAAACCGCCCAGGCCGCGATAGAAGCAAGAGGGTTGCTGAAATGATAAACAGCTCAAACGAATGCAAGCCGAACAATAGCCCTGCTGCAAAATCAGTAGAAAAAAGCATCACTGGCGATGTAGAAAAATTCTTGGCGGCAGGTGGGGAAATAAAGACCCTGCCGTATGGCCCGGACACCAAAAAAGACCAGGCCGCCGAACCAATAGACCTCTCCCGCTACTGCCCGAAGACTGGCGAGCGGCTTATGACCATGGCCGATATTGCGCACGAATTGGGTTGCGCAAAGAACACGGCGTCAAATTATGTTCAAGACGCCATCAATACCGGGGCGATGAAGCCGCACTCCCATACAGTGTCCGTCAAATGCATCCCGTTTTCGGCATTCGAGGGCGTGATGATACGGGAGCAAGAAGCATGCGCTTGGCCGCGCAGTCAGTTCGTTGCTCTGGCTCGCTGGCTTGACATTGGCGATGACCTTTTTACCTGTGCTGACGTTTCATTCTTTTTGAGCCTTCACGGCCTGAATTACTCTGATGATGAGGTTCGGAGAATGACGAAGAAGCCGGGTTTCCCGGTACCTGCACGACTCGGAAGAGGCCGAAAGAAGCAGGGCCTGAGCGCCAACACCTTGGTTTTTTCGGAAAGCCAGAGGCAAGAATTTTTGACTGTATTGAATGGAAAAAATCCGCCGGTAAATAACCCGGCGGCAAGGCCTGTAGGGCTGGTGGCAAATCAACTGGAGAAATTGAAATGAGCAACAATATTAATCGGCAACCGGATTTTTCGCAAGCGCCAGAGGGCGCGACGCATTACCATCATGGCGCGAGTGGAGTGGCCTGGTTTTCTGAGAGGGATAATGCGGTATACAGGTGGTCTGATGACAACGGGTGGCTGATATGGGCAACATTAAAATACAACGCAAGAGTTCTGGTTAATGAGCTAACCCCAATCCCGGCGCAGCCAAACTGGAGCGGCGAGGGAAGGCCTCCGGTTGGTTCCATTGTTGAGTTTCATAGTTTTTTTGGAATTGCTCAGTTTCGTGATGGTACAGAATGCAGAGTTGTCAGCGCGGTTACTGATGGTGATGTTACTGTTGTGACCGCAAGTTTTGGGCCGCACGGCTATCACGCATTCGTCGGCGAATGCTTTCGCCCACTACGCACCGAGCGGGAAAAATTCATCGAGCGTTGCAAGGGGCTGGTTATCGAGCCTCACAAATCCGAAATGCACATCTGCGCCGCTGCTATTTTTGATGACGGTGCACGTTTTGGCGGTGGCGACGATGAATAAACCAGACTGGTCAAAAGCTCCCTCGGGGGCAACGCACTATCACCCGGTTAATAATATATGGCTGAGAAACATCAAGCCAGATTCATACGAGTGGACTGGAAACGGGGTCTGGAAATACTCAGAGGAGCCTGTTTATTCATTCATGATATCTCAGCTAGTTGCAATACCACGGCGCTGCGACCTCGAGCCTTGGCGGCCACATGCCAACACACTAGGCGTCGCGGTTGCAACAGGGGCTGCGATACGGGCGAACATGGCAATACTCAGAATGATGAGGGCCTCTAAATGAGTGATCAAGCGCTACCACTACTCACTGCTGTCGCCGGAGTGCTGCTGATTGTCTACTCGGCATGGGATGCTATACAGGAGTATAGGCGCTCAAGGGCTGAGATTGACGAACTGATAGAGGATGCCGACAGACTGATAGCCCGTATCGAGTGGGAGCGAGACTTAGCCCACCGAGCACCATACGATTGCGACTGTGGCTATCCGCCGGACTGGAGCATTCCCGACACCCCGCCAGAGCTTACCCGGCGAGTACAGGCATTCACTGGCAGCAATACCCCGGTAACGGAGTGCCACCACCAGCACCAGCTTCAAGGTAGTGGTGCCATTTTCTATCAGTCGGTCGGTCTTCTGTCGTGCACACTATGCGGCGGCTGGCAGCTAATCAGGAAGCCAATCAAGTGAAAGAGAAATGGATTCCAGTATCCGAGCCACCAGGGCCAGAGCTGCTAAACGAAAATGGATGGGGAATATTTCTGGCATTCAGGCCAGGGATGATAACCCCGGCAGGTCAGAATGGAACCGCTTGCTACACCAGCACTTTTGGCTGGAATGACTGCTCTGTAACACACTGGATGCCACTACCAGACCCGCCAGACATTCAATAACCACCACAACCGGCCAAGCGCCGGTTTTTTCTGTCTGCAGTATTGCACTTCCCCACTCAGTAGGGTTTAATTTGAAGATAAATCAATCGGAAAGGGTAGTAATCATGATAAAAGGAACAGGCAAAGGATCGGTAGCATCGAGAAAACTGGGAGCAGCAAGAGAGGGGCTGATTAAATCCCTAGCAGTCAATGACCATGAGTCAGGGTTGATGTACTGGCTGCGCTCTCTCGAGGCGTTATGCGCTGACGGTTCCTGTCCAAGCAGACGCCGCCAATCAATTTCAATCAAATACCCAGGCTCATTAACAGTACTGCAAGACACAGTGGAATTTATCTGGCACCTTAAGGATAAAAAAATATACATTCAATCTTCAGAGTCAGGGGAGGTTTATTACGAGTCTGAAATTGATGGATTTTATTCGAAGCTGGCATATATTGAATGCCCATCTCTTGATAAACAGGGCCGCATAATATAAAGGCCAGCCGCCGCCACAACCGGCCAAGTGCCGGTTTTTTTGTGCTTGCAGTATTAATGTCGAGAGTATATATTCAGCAAACAAACATTAAAAAGGAGCGTCTAACATGAACTTTCCACGAGCAATAAAAGTGCTTTGCGCGAAAGCCGGGATAACCCAGTCAGAGCTAGCCGGAAAAATGGGCGTGCAGCCCCCGAAATTCAGCCAAATGAAATCGCCATCCCTATCAACAATAAAATCTGTTGCCCTATCGCTCGGAGTAAGGCCTTCGGAGTTGGTGGCTGAAGCGGAGAAGTACCAGGAGAAATCAAAATGAACATCACGCAAAAACAAACCATGAGCAGTCGGGAGATTGCTGAGCTTGTAGAATCCCGTCACGACAGCGTAAAACGCTCAATGGAGCGCTTGGCAAAAGGTGACGTAATATCGGTTACACCAATGGTGGAACCGGTCGCAACAGGCGGAAAGCCTACGGAAGTGCTCAATGTAAACAAGCGCGACAGTTACATAGTCGTTGCCCAGTTATCGCCACAATTCACCGCTCGCCTGGTTGATCGCTGGCAAGAGCTGGAAGCCCAGCAAGCACCAGCCATTCCCAAGACGCTTTCCGAAGCCCTGCGCCTTGCCGCCGATCAAGCCGAATTTATCGAACAGCAGGCTGAGCTGCTGGAAAAACAACAGCCCTCTGTTGAGTTCGTGGAGCGCTATGTGGAGTCATCCGGGACGTTCGGATTCCGTGAAATCTGCAAGCAACTTGGCGCGAAGGAAAACAAGTTCCGCGCCTTCCTTCAGTCTCAGAAAATCATGTACCGCCTTGGCTCCGACTGGACGCCATACGCACAGCACATGGACAAGGGGTTTTTTGAGGTCAAGACCGGCACTGCCAATGGTCACGCCTACAAGTCCCCGCGATTCACCGCAAAGGGCGCTGAGTGGATTTCCGGCGAATGGGACAAGTACCTGAGGAAAAACCCAGAGGTGGTGAAATGAAGAAACCACCAAAGCCAACCGGCGAGGTTTTGAACCTTGGATTGGCCCGGATAAGGAAGGGAAGAACGCCAAGACCAAAGCACGGAGCTTGCCGCCACCTCAATCAGACGTACGACGAAGCAGAGCGCCGAGTGTGGTGTGATGACTGTGGTGATGAGATTGAGGTATTTGATGCCTATATGGCCCTCATCAATCAGTATGATCGAATTCACAAGCATATAACCTCAAGGACTGAAGAAGCGATATCTGCCGAGAAGCATAACTTGGTAAGCCGGGCTGCAAAGTCGGTTGATAAGCATTGGAGGAAGCGAGATACAGTGCCGCTGTGCCCGCACTGTAATGAGGGCCTATTCCCCGAAGATATGGTTGACGGATTGTCAACGGCTTCAAAAAAATGGCTCAAGCAAAAGCGCGACAAGCAAAAGCGCGACAAGCAAACCAATCTGCTATAATCAAAACCCCTTCGACGTTCTCTCGCGTCACGCCCAGTGGTGCGCTAACACCCTGGGCAACTCCTTTAGCGGGGAGTGGATGCGAGACCAAATAGAGAGAATCAAAATGACAAAATACGCCCAAAAACCGCCTAAAATAACCGGCAAATCTAACCGATTTTACAAGGCAAGCCGCCGAGATGCCGTAGGCTCGAAAATGAGTTTCCATCGAAAAAACGGGGCTGGCTACAGCACCAATATTGCCGAAGCTGAAGTAATTACGCTAGAGGAAGCCCAGGACTGGTTTTGCCGATGCCGTGAATTCGAGGAGCCGTTGTGCGCCGACCGCGTTGATGCCCTGTCAGAACTTTGCGTCGACCATCAGTACATCCCGAGCGAGGGAGCCAAAGGGAATGATGGTGCGCTATATGCCGGATTTCAGAAGGGTCGGTTTTATGGTAATTTTGTGTACTGGCTCAGTAATAATGGTCTTCCAACGATAAAATTCGAACAAGCATCATTCACTCACTCACCAGATTTTAACAGTGATTCCGTGGTTTGGATTCCTGCAATTTTGGCCGCCAAGGCCGCCAAAAGTCGAATAAGCACACACCTGATAGATCGACGGTCAATGATTACATCAGCAGGATTAATCACCCCGGCCCGTATTAAAAACCAGCGCCGAAACTCCAACCGAATGACAACCGGAAAAACCCGCTGGAATTGCCCGTGCTGCGGTCGAATAAACTGGCAGCATAACCCGTATGAGTTCGAGGGATGCTCTAACATCGATTGCGAAGAGTGGGCTCCACTCTATGAGAGGGGGAAGGTATGAGCATGCTCCTGATGGTCAAGGCCATGAACACCAAGGTCGGAAACCCGCTGCGCAAGTTGGTACTGATCAAGCTCTAATGCTGGTATAATAACCTTGCGGCACTTGGGATAAACGGGAGTAGCTACCCACTCAAGCAGCCTATGTCTCCGGGCGCGCCGCAAATCTTTTCAATGGAGACGACAATTTGGAGACTATCCATGCAAAACATCACTCAAAAACCGTCCGTAATGGACACCGTTCAATTCCTGTCGGAAGTGATCAATCCCGCCCGTTCTGCCGAGAATGAAAAAACCGGTTCGCTATATTGATTTCTTGGCTCGCGTTAAAGATGAGATTGATTTCAGTCATGACGAAATTTTCGTCATGGATTCGACGGGCGGACGAAGCCGAGAAGCAATAAATCTAAACCACCAGCAAATGATTCTGGTTGGCATGCGCGAGTCTAAGTCTGTCAGAAAGCGAATACTGAAGCAGCTTGAAGGCATGAAGTCGCAAACACCAGTCCTGCCACAAACCTTCGCCGAAGCCTTGCAACTGGCAGCCGACCAAGCCAAGCAACTGGAAGCGCAAGCCCCAAAGGTCGCGTTTGTAGAAAACCTGGTAGAGCGCAAAACCCTGATGACCGCCACTCAAGTGGGCCAGAAGCACAAAATCAGCGCCATCAAATTGAACCGGATGCTGGACGACATCGGCGGCATCTATAGTAAGAGTGTCAAGCGCTCACGGACATTTTGTCAGAGCTGGATTGACGGCGGGCTTGGCGAAATGAAACAGACAGAACTTGGTCACTCACAGGCATTGTTCACCCCAGCCGGTGAAGTTGAGATCGCCCGCCTTCTGACATCGGAGGGCTTGGTATGAGTATGCAAATTAAAGCACAACCTGCGCTCAGCCTATTAAAAGGCGATACAGAGATAAACATCCATTCAGTTAGTGATGGCCAGGTCTATTACGGAATCTACTCAGGTGTTGGCGACAAACAAGACGGTCTCTGTGTTGGTTTATATCGCCTCAAAACAGATGATTTTGACAGACTCTTGAAAAAAGCCTTGGCTGATGGCTCAACTCCATTCACCAGGGTGGACCGACTCGCGGTTTGATTCAGACATGCTATAATCAAACTCCTTCCACGGTTGCCTCGACCGTCCGCCCCAGTAGGTTGCAGCCTCTGGGGCACCTCCCCTGCAAGGGAGCTGGTCAGGCAAATAAAAATGAGGTAACACCATGGCTATATTCAAAGCCGTTGTACATTCCGAGTACGCGCAAATCCCTAATTCAACCCTGCAAGACAAGTCGCTCACTTTTGAGGCTCGCGGGCTTCTGGCTATGCTACTGTCTCTTCCTGAAGATTGGGAAATCCACAAGAGCTGGCTTCAGGGTCAATCCGTAAAGTGCGGTCGTGACAAGCTGACCAGAATGCTAAAAGAGCTGCAGGATTCTGGTTACGTCAGAAAGAAAATGAATCAGCGTGATGATGGGAAATTCTCCGACATTGATTGGCTTGTATACCCAACCGCACAACTGAAAACCCGTTCAACGGAAAACCCGTCCGACGGAAAACCCGCAACTACAAAAGAAACAATTAAACAAAGAAACAAAAATACAAATATTGGCACACCTAACGGCATGCCCTGTAAAACCTGCGGTGGTGTTGGCAAGGGAATGGACGGGTTTGGCAATTACACAAAGTTACCGTGCCATGACTGCCAAGGCTCTGGAGTGATCGAAGAGCAGCCCTGCAAATTATGCGATGGCAATAAATATCTGGATGCGAAAAAACACGATTGGGACTCAGGGACTGTTACGACGGAAAAAGTTAAATGCCCTGACTGCAACGGCACCGGAGTTGCTCCAGTAAAAACAGGATGCTGGATTTGTGAGCGCGAAGAAGGAACAGGCCCAGGGTGTGCAACGTGCAAGCCTGAGGTCACCGGCACTAATCAACCATCGGCACCGAATCCAGAACAGACGGCAATCGAGAACGCAAAGACCAAGGGTTCCGCGCCGTATCCTGACGAATTTGAATGGGTCTGGAAAAACAAACCCCAGCGAATTGGTGCAAACCCGAAGAGGAAAGCCTACAACGCCTGCCGTGCAAGACTCAAAGAAGGCGCAACATGGCGGGAGCTGGCTGAGGGCATGAAGCGCTATTCCGAACACTGCAAAACTGAACAGAAGCTGAACAGCCAGTACGTGATGCAACTCGCAACCTTCTTCGGCCCTGACGAGCATTTCAAGGAGCAATGGCAGACGCAGCAGAAGGCGCAGGAAGGCGCGCAAGCCGAAAACCCTACTACTGACCCAGAGTCATACACAAAAGCCCCAGAAATAACGCAGGAACAGCTAGAATCGACATCAAAACAATTATCTAACCTAAAGGGGCTGCTGTGATGATCTGGAGTAACGAGGCGGAGCAGTCGGTTCTTGGCGCTCTCATGCTGGAGCCGATGGCATGGGACAAGCTGCAAGACATCTCAATCACGGAATCAGATTTTTACGAAGGCAGGCATCGACTGATCTTTTCGGCAATCTCTGAACTGTCAAACGCTGGCAAACCGGTTGACGTTGTAACGCTGGCCGAAACCATGGATGACTCCAACAAGCTGGCTGATGCTGGTGGGGCTGACTATCTGGCATGGCTGGTGGACGCTACCCCGACAATTGAAAACGTCGCGGCCTACGGTGAGATTGTCGTAGAACGAAGCCGAAAACGTCAGTATCAACAGGTCGGCCTGTCCATTGGCGACATGATCGAGTCTGGCGGTGATGTGCTGGAAATTGAGGGCCATATAGCAACAGAGCTGGCCCGCATATCAACTGGCGGATCAAAAACAACGGTGATGAGTGCCAAGCAGGCCGCTGCCGCGCTGATTGCCAGACTGGAACGCGACGGTGACGAAGACGGCCCGCAAATGACAACCGGCATCCCAGACCTTGACGCCTTGTATCGACCGGAAAAGGGGCGGCTTACCGTCATTGCTGGGCGACCAGGCATGGGAAAATCTACACTGGCGGGGAATATCGCTGAGGCCAACGCTACCGGTGACAACCAGATACCGGCCTTGGTGATGACGATGGAAATGCCGCACGAAGAGCAGGCTAGCCGGTTCGTCGCGTCAATGGGGCGTGTTGAATCTGAATTCCTGCGCAGTCCGAAGGCGTTTGCGAACCCTGACGACCAGTGGCCGAAACTGGCAGCCGGTGTAACGATGTTCAAGGATTCGCTGATTGATATTGACTACTGTCCCGGCACGGACGCAAACCAATTGCGTTCAAAGATCCGGTCGTGGTGTCGAATGCAACCGGTTTACCAGGAGCGTGGTGATGCTCTGGTGGTTATTGACTATTTGGGTCTGATTAAGTTATCCGGCGCGAGCAATCGCGTCCATGAACTGGGAGCCGTGACGAAGATGCTTAAGACGCTGGCCGGTGAACTTGGCATTGCGATTATCCTGCTCCACCAGCTAAATCGTGGCCTTGAACAGCGACCAGACAAACGCCCGCAAATGTCCGACCTTCGGGATTCTGGAGAGATTGAAGA